AATTTTTGGAATTGCTATTCTACCTTGTTTAGATAATATTCTAATTACTCTACGAAGTAATGGTGTTACAAATTCTGATTGTAGTCTACCAAATGATGATCCAATTTGCCTTGATAAATCTGCCATTCTTTCAGATACTTCAGTAGCAGACATTGGTGTACCTTCTGGTCTACCTAATGTTTCCATGTATAATGCTTTCTTAATATTTTGACGCATATCAGCTAATATTAATTGAGCTACATCAAATCTACCAGCACCAGCTAAAGGTGTAAGACCTCTACTATTTGGAGCTACAGGAATTAAAGCACCTGGCACAAGATTTATATTATCAGGATTAACAACACCATCATCTTCATAAGTATATATTCCACTAATATTCATTTGTGCATTTTGTAATATTAGTTCTACTGTAAGATTAGTTGTTTTAATTGCAGCCATGCTATTAAATACAGGCCCTCTTCCATAAACTTCACCTGATCCTTTATTCCATCTAAATACAATATAAGGATTGCTACCAACTCCATCTAATTCTTTTTCAAAAATAATTTCTTCTTCATTCATACAAGCAACACAATATTTATATTTTTCTGTGTTTGCTTCATCGTAAATTTTGTAAACACCTTCTACAATATTTGCTTTTTTAGTTTCATTATTCTCAATAGCTTTTAACATCTTTTCAGACATTTCCGCTTTAGGATAAGCAGTCATTAATTGGTTGTAAGCTATTTGTCTTTTTCTAAATACTGTATCTACTCTATTATCAGGCCCATTGTTTAACATTACTTTAGGTAAAGGTATTGCTGTAAACTTAATAGGATTTAATGCATCACCTTCTTCTACTAGCATTACACCAGTGCCAATAGCACAATCCATAAATGCTTCATGTACTTCTTGATTAAAGTTTGATCCAGCTAATATTTCAAAAACATATTTAGTTATTTCATCTAATGCTTCATTAACTGCTGGTCTTTGATCTTCTGGTATATCAGTACCAGCTTCAAAGTTTGCCCATCTGCCATAAGTAGGAACTATACCAGCTTGTAATCTACTAGCAAATTCTTGAATACCTACTACTGCAGTTTCATCAAATATTTTATCAGTACGTCTTTCACCTATTGTTTCTTCATAAAAAGATTCTCTTGAAGGCATTGTATATTCATATGCTTCTTCATATTTATCTTTCCAATGATCAAAGATTGTTTCTGCATCTTGATACTTTTTAAAAAAATTTTTAAATTTATTATCAGTATATCCTGATGAAATATTTTTTTCTGCTACTGGTATAAAAGCCATTATAATCCTCCAACCATTCTACCTTCTATTGTTCTTTTTCTTCCACCAAAAAATGTTCTTGATCCTTTTACAGCTGCTTCTTTTCTAGCTATTGCAGCTTTTCTGCTTAATGCTTGTTGTACTGCTGCAGCTTCTCCACTTTCTGCTTGTGCTTTAGTATCTTGTATTTTTGCGTCGGAAGTATCTCTATCTCTTTGACTTGCATAAGAAGTAGATGATGTTTCTCTAATTAAACCACCTTGATTAAAACTATTTACATAATTACTATACTGATCTTTTCTTGCTTGGTTTGCAGCATAACCTAAAACACTAGAAACAGGAAAAGGTGCTAATGCTGACAATGGAAGTAATGCCATCATTTTTAATTTTTTTTGAGATTCAAACATTTGTTTAGAAATAGGTATTTGACCCATAATAGTTGATTCACCACTACCCATAGAAGCACCCATTACAGATCCAGTTCCTGATATAATTTGATTATTTACAACATTTTGAAAACTTCCTGTTTCAGGATTGTATGTTCCCATACCAGCTTCTGCCATTCTTTTTTTAGCTGATTCAGATGCAGCTTTTCCATACATTTGAGGGTTAGGTACATTTGATGCAACATATCCCATTTGTGGGCCACCAATACCTCCTACTGCTGTTAAACCAATATCTTTTTTTACTTGTTTAGCAATTTGATTAGCTTGATTATTATTATTGTTATTACTTCCACCTCCTCCTCCACCAGAAGATGAACTTGTACTTGTTTTACTGCCCATTATTTTTGTTTTCCTTCTTGATAAAATCCTCTACCACCAGCTCTTGAGAATAATGATCGCATACCAACCATACCTTTTGCTTTTCTTTTTTTTAATTTTTTATCTTTTTTTTCTAATTTTTCTTGTTCTAATAATTCTTCTTTTCTTCTATTTTCAATATCTTCTCTAATTGCTTTATCCGCAGCAGTTTCTTCATACTTTGGTTTTTTAAATGCACCCATAATTATAGTTCTATTTCACACATTCCATTCTTTTTCAACGCACAATATAGCTGATTAGGTGTAAATATCCAAAATCTAGACCAACCAATCATTCTTTGTACATAACTAACGCAACTATGTTCTTTTATCCAAGATCCCATAATTGTTGGAAAACTAGGAATAGTGTCTTGCACAGGAACTTTAAGTATGTGTCCATTCTTCATTTGTATTAATCTAAATATTTTATCTACTTCTTGTTCATTAAGTATTTCTATATTTAATTTACCAAACAAAAACTCTGCTATTAACCATATTTTTTTTTCAGGATCATATCCCATTACTCCACAATGTTTAAAACCTTTTTTAAAAAATTTAGTATGCCTATGATAATCTCTATTTTCGTAGAAATATACTAACCATTCATTCTGTTTTGCCATACACTTCTTCTTTTTTTATTACCAAATATATTCCAACCTCTAGTCTTAACTACTGTTGGATTTTTAGCTTTACCAGATATTAATTGTTTACCTTCACCAGCTCCTAATAATAAATATTGTAATGCGTCATGAACATGAGAATATCTATTCTTCATTGGCTTTTCATCATACCTATCACCTGAAGTCTGCATTCTTCTGTAGAAATAACCACCATTAAATCCTTTTTTAAGATTAATACATCTATGATCTACTAAGAAACCAGCAGATCCTTCTACTAATCTAGCTAATGAAGTTTCAACAGCTTCTATTCTAAGAGCTACATCATTACTATGAGTAGGTTTACCCATTATGCCATTTTGTCGCAGTATTTGAAATGGTGTAGTTTCATCTGTTTGAGCTCTAAAATCTCCAGCTGGATCACCAAATACTTCTATATCTAAGTTTCTATAATTCTTTGCAAATTCATATTTTAATAATTCACTAAATCTTGCAATACCCATATCAAAACAAACTAACTCCTGAAGTATTATCCATCTACCATTAGGTAACTTTTGACCGAACACTGCAGCTGGTGTTAGTCCAAAGTCAATACCAACAAAAACTGTTGTTTGAGCCGGCTCTAGATCTTCTTTTGATAAATGTATTTCCATATTCCAGTTAGGATATACTGGTTTACCTTCTTCTAAAGATCCTAGTTTATTCATTACATAAACATCAATCCACCCTTTCATCTTACCTTTGATAATATTGTTATAATAATCTTGTGTAAGATTGTTTTGATTTTCACATTTACTATTTCTTTTATATCCTTTGAGTGTACCATCTTTATTTTTATCTTCTAATAAAGCAGATGGCTGCGTATAAAAATTCCAGTTCTCAGGCTTCACTAACATTAAAGCTTCATCTCTTGAAAGATGATCTGGTACTGGTACATCACCAGCCATAATAGGCCACCAATGATCTTCTTCTGGTGCGTTTGTATCTGCAATAACTCCATACCAAGAAGCACCACCATCACGCATACTAGGATATCTACCTACCCTCATAGTACAAGCGTCAATAATGCTCTTAGGAAGCTCTCTGGCTTCGTTTACCCATACACCTGTTAGTTCTAATGATAAAAGCTTTTTAACGTCCTCAGGCCTATCTAAAGCTAAGAATATGACCTCTAATTCTAGTTCACCTACATTTATTCTATGCGTATAAGGTACTGACCATGAAAATACACCCCATTCATTCTCAGGAAACCAATCTAACCATGTTTTGATAGTAGTTGTTTTAAGTTGCGGATTAGTATTCCGAATAACTGCCCATCTACTTTTTCTTTTTCCTTGAGCATTTTTCTCTTGTTGGAGAGCTCGTCTAAGTACTTCAATAGCGCAAGCAACAGACTTGCCACTTCCTACTGGCCCTCGTAAACCTCTAAAAAATTCATTGCCCTTTAGAAAGTTCTTTAAGGTATTGCCATCTGGTTTGTAACTTAGCTGTGCCATTTATACCAGATTCTTGTCTATCGCTTCTCTTAGCAATTTTTCTCTGACTTTTGGGCCAAGGCTTTCTATCAATTTGTCGCACTCCCTGTCCGTTACTGAAGCTTCTGGAAGGAATTTTAGATGTACCTTTCTTACGATCTGCCTTAGCTTCCGTCTTTCTGCTAGAGAAATGTTGAACAGCTGCCTGTTCTCCAGATTCGTTACGTCGTCTGTTTTGTCTATACTCATACAAAAACTCCTTAAATAAATCCCAATCAAGATATACCATTGGGTTAGAAAAGTCTTTCTTTAATACTAAAAGATCAGCAGATCCTTTCCATTTATCTAATTGGGCGAAGCCCTCGCCATTTTTTCTAGCTTTGACTTCAATGTTAGTTCCCTGAAATAGGTCAGATACTTGAACATCATGAGGGAACGCAGCAATAGCACCAGATAAAGGTTGTCGCCTGGCATTAAACCCTTCAGCTTGAAAGAGTTTTACTATTTCGTTCTCTACTCTAGTACCCTTTCTTTTTGCTTTGCTTGACAACTTTCATTCCTTTTTTCTTTGCTGTTTCTTTTGCTTTTTTCTTTCCAGCAGCAGTATATGGAAATTTCATTTTACCAACTTTAGGCATTTTCGACCTCACTTTCTTTATTAACTTTAGACTTTAAAACTTGACTACGCAATACTATTCTATCTTCATAAGCTTTATCTAGCTTATTTATTAATACATTATTTATTTCTTTAATATCTTTTACTTCTTCTTGAAGTATTCTTACAGTAGTCGTTAAATCATCAATAGTCATAGTTTTCATTCCTCGTTGTTATAAAATTTTTTTAGGTAAACTACAACTATATTAGAAATAAAATATTATTTCAATTCACTTACTAACAGTTCCACGCTCTAAGTGATTTATTTATTCTAGAATCAGGATCTCTTGCTGTTTTTGCAGAAGTCAGTTTCTTTTTCATACCTTTCATTCTTGCACAAAATGATTTTCTTCTCTTATTGCCCTTTTTCTTGGAAGGGGCTTTAAGATTGCCACCAGTAGCTCTATTATAACTAGCTCTACCTTTGGCATTTAATCCACCTTTTGGATTCTTTCCTTCTTTTCTTTGCCATGCTGGAGTTGCCATTAAAAACTCCTAAACTTTTTTACTTTAGCTGCTATACTTTTAGGCTGCTTAGACACTTGTTTGCCTTTTTTCTTTGTTTTTCTTTTAGCAGCAGTAGTTCTAGCATATTCACTAGGAGATAAAGCTTTAATAGCAGCACTTGGCAAATATCTTTCCCCTGTTTCAGAAGATTTTTTACCAGATTTGGTACGCCATTTCTGTTTACCCCATGCTTTTAGCGATTGTTGTGACCTTGCTAAAGCCATTATCTATATCCACCACCAGCAGCTTTATATCTTTTGGCTAATAGCTGTGCTTTTCTAGCAGACCATTGTCCAGCAGCAGTACCTTGTACAGCAGATGACTTAATGGACTGAAACAGTCTTTTTCTAAGAGTAGGCTTAGTATAGTTACCAGCCTTATTTACTGTACTTTTTTTCTTCATAATTTTTATTGCCTTGCAAGGCGTGAGAGAAACCCTCTCTTGGTTTATCGTCTAAAGACATTTTACCTTAAATCTTAGAAATATTTTTGTCTACGCACATATGTTTACTTTTTTTAACTCTGTTGTGTGTATGACATCTTTACCACTAACCACTTGTTAGTTTTTAACCCCCACCCTCTCGTTCTAGCTAAGATCGATACTAACCTTTATATCTCCGACTACTTGGTGATTAACTCTATCTGGTGTACGTAACCCAACTCTATCTAGTATATCCTTACTTGCTTCTAGTTGTACGTACTCTGATTTAGCATTGTTACTAAGTTGTACTAACTTATTACTTGCGGTGACAGCACCTAGACCTATCGTTCTTGACACACATTCCATCATGTATCTCTGTACTTTTGGAAGTCGTAATGTACGAGAAGCACTTACCCTAGCTGATTCTCTACTGACTTTTGTTGAATATCCAGCCTTTTCTGCTGCTTCAACTATACTACAACCTGTTGATACGATGGTATCGACAAGAGCCTTCTGTTTATCTGTTAATTCCGTATTATCCGTCATACTCGCTATCGTTGGATAATTGTAATCATTGATAAAATCATGTCAAGCATAATCAACACAGTGTGACAATATGGAGCTAATCCAGCTCTCGCTAAAGTGCAGCCAAGGTCTGCACCCTAAAGGGCTTCGATCTGGGCTAAAGAAAATAAAAGAATAAAAATAAAGAATTAAGAATAAGAATATAATAAATAATAATAAAGATAAGGAGGATATATATCTAATGTCTATAAACATGATAATGGTTAAGATAAACTAGTCAACCCACAAGGGGTGCAGCATAGCTGCCTTTACCCCCCCATATTCGTAAGATTTGGGGAAAGGGATAAAGTGACAAGTATATCTAAACCACTAACTGTACTTACAAGACAGTGAGAAAAGCTCACTAATTAACTTAAAATGAAAGTAATAAAATGAATAAATTAAATGATAAATTATTAAATGACTTAATAGAAACTAATCTTAATGCACTAAGAATGATGTATGATACTCATATCCATACAGAGTTCAAAGATACTGACGCAGAGGGTAATGAGGTAAATAACTCATTGCAATCATTTGTCTATCAAATGAATGGCATTATCCCAAGTTTATATAACCAAGTATCATATGCTGACAAAATGCTCAGTTATGCAGAAAATGGTTTAAAATGGGAAAAAGACAAAATGGGTGCTAGTTCAAGAATATCAAATCTTGATATGTATGCTAGATCTCAAGAGATTGCACATACTAAACTTCATGCATTAGAAAAACAATTCAATGCGAGGGAGCATAACTTCAATCATGCTTATGCAAGAATGGTTGCTTATACTAAGTATTTCAAAGAAATAACTGGTGATGAATATGTCCCTTATGCATCTAAAGCAACAAAGTATATGCCTAGTGAACAAAGACAAAACAAAGTAAATACAATTAAAACTGAACAAAAACAAAAACTAAAAGAGTTTTATAATTCTACTATGGGTAAATTAGAAAAACCTTTAGACAATGAAGATGGTACTATATCTTCTGAGTTAATCCCAGCTTACGCATAGTTGGGATTTTATAAAAAAATTCGCGAGCCTACGGCTCGCGTTTCTATTGGTTAAGAATAACATACAAAAGCCACAATTCGGTGGTAATTCCAGGTGCACTGGACTGACTTAACCGAAAACAACGGAGAATAATATATGATAACTAAAGCATTTAAATCAGGTATATGGGTAGGTAGCTCATTACTGAACAGTAAACTATACAAAGCTGCTAAGCGTAAAGGTGTATGGTATTACCGATTATTTATATCAGAAGATTTCGCTAAAACTATGGGCGATATCTATGATATGAATGTTCTTGAAAGAAAACTAAAAGGTCTATCGAGATTAAAGAAAAGAGTATTTAATGTAGATGATAATGGCAATATATGGGATCCAGCTACTGGTGAAATATTTGGCAATGTAAATACATTAAAAGAAACACCAGCTACTCCTAAGACAGAGCCGAAAGCTGACTTTGACTTTGAACATACAGCTTCAGAACTCATAAGAAAACATTATGGAGAAGAAGATGTAAACGCTATTGCTGGTGCTGTTAATCAAGAACTCATGGATAAACATAATTATGTAACTTCTATGGAAGAAGATGAACAAATTATTGACATGATTAATGAATATACAGCAAATCAAAGATAATGGGTATCTTAGACATAACCATATTACTAATAGTAGGTATTACTATGGTATACATACAAGCGAGGAAATAATGAGTAAAATAGGTAATTGGGTATTAGAAATGACCGAAGCTGCAGCTGAACTTACTAGAGAACAATTTATCAAAAAGTATGGTGAAGCTAATGCAGATGTATGGGATAATAATAAAAAAGAAGAATTAGAACATGAACTAATACCAAGTATACATGACGTTCGACATGAACTAAATAAAAAGGAGGACAGATGAGTGAACATGAACAAACAATGAAAATACTAAATGATAAAATGGTTGATATGCAAAACTCTTTTATTACGACTATAGGTAAACAAGTAATAAAAAACATGAGTGATATCAACAAATTAAATGATCGTATTTTAAAACTTGAAAGTGAAAATCAAGAATTAAAAACCGAAATAGAAAAAGAATTTGGAGGAACAACAAATGAGTGAACAATTATTACCAGCATGGCTGCCTGATTTTAATACTAAAAAGATTGATAAAAAAGAAGCAGCTGAAATAATGTATAAAAGTTTAGTTAAACATTGCAAAGCATATGGAATGAAACCTGATATTGAAGTATCAAAACCTCAATCATATCCAAATAAATTTACACATACCAAAGATGAAATGGCTGGTAGTAATACAAATAACATACAAGTTATTTGGGAATCAGGCCCATTTGATTGGGGTGTTGCCTATTCATTAGGTAGTCACCCACAATCATACAACTTTGGTAAAAACATACAGGATTGGTACTTAGAAACCCACTGGGGTTTTGATGTTATATTCTGTGATGTATAAGAACACTTACTAATAGATTCAAGTCGACAGTTAAAACATATTAGTAAGTTAGTGTACCTAACAACCCGAGAGGTGTTATAATATAGTAATATATTAAATTACCTAGTGAAGAAGCAAGATAAGTGATCGTGGGCTTGTTTGAAGGTACACATTAGTGGTTACTTGGTACAGTTTAGAAGTATACGCCAAAGTGCCACACAAAAAGAACATTCTACTGAACTAGTAATCTGAGATAACGTTATGGGATCGTAAGCGCATGAACTATTACTCAGAGGTATTATACTGCCTACAAAGAAAGTATATAGTAGAATTAGGGAGGCTAGTCAGCTTAGCTCACGCCTCCCCCAATGGTTAGAACACAGTTTTTCCTCCTGAATGTTTTACTGTGTTCTTATGGGAGTAGCTGCGAAACGCTGGGATTAATTCCTATATATATTAGTAGCTCTACTCCCAATTAAAAAACACCCTGAGGATACGTCAGTTAGCTGTAATTTAAAATCTGACACGAGGGTTATGGGGAATATATAATAAGCGTTAGAGCTTAATGTATTCCCCAGCGTAACTTGACAAACCGAATAATATTCAGATATTAAAACCTATGTCTAATAAACAATTAGGAATATTTTTTGATAGTGTAATACCTCAGTTCGTAGAACAGAGAAAAAAACTAGGATTATCACAATCAAGACTTGATGAAATGATTGGTTGTGCTAGAGGTTTAGTATCAAAATGGGAAGTCGGTATAAGGAAACCGAGTGGATTTCTATTTTGTTGTTGGGCCAATGCACTTGAATGTACAATAAAATTAAAAGAAAAAAAAGATCAACAAAAAATAAAATCTTAGTCGGTACATACTTCGACACATTAACACCACAATCTAAAATTATATATAAAGAACAAAATCAACCGAAAAGCTGTAAATGCAAAGGTGTTGATTTAGTGTATGGCAATGGCACATATTGGTATTGTGCTAATTGTCATCTTAATGAATGGGGGAAGAAATGATAGATGAAAAAAATTATCCAAAAGTTTATGAAAAATCTTTTGTAGTTTATTCTTATGATAAAGATCTTAAAGTTGAAGATATAAATAAAATATTAAAAGAACATAATGTAACAACAAGAGAACTGAAAGATGATGAGGTAATATATCAGATATGAATAAAACAAGTCCAAGTTATTATAGTAATAACAAACCAGAACTAACTGAATTAATTAATGCATGGAAGCTTAATTGGTGTGAAGGTAATGCTGTAAAATATATTCGCAGACACCGATACAAAAATAAAGAACAAGATGTACTAAAAGCAATTTGGTATTTAACAAATATATTAGAAGGTGAATATGGGAATCAGTTTGCTGAAAGCATTAGAAGGGCAGTTCAAGAAGTTGAAAATAAAACTACCCTTAAAGCACTCAGACCACATAGATCGTAAAAGATCTATCAAAAACTTTGTTATGGTATTAGCTATACAATATCTAGAATCAGATATGTATAGATACTTTGCCAAACATTATACGAGCCAGCGTGTGGCTGACAATCGTAAAGTAAAACCAATAGAAGATTATATATGGAGGAGGTACAAACATGGGAAGTCAGACAGGGATTTGGCAAGAGATCAACGAAATGTATACAGACGACAACAAATTAGAGAGAGGAGCTCTGACTAGATGGGAAAAGGAAATGGAAAACTTACACCACCCAAAAGACCAACAGGCATTGGAGGTACTGATGCAGTGCGTCTTGCAAATGGCGAATGGAAAGACCTTTGGCTTGAGAAAACTGGAAAGATCGAAAGAGAAGATCTTTCAGGTGTATTGCCAGTTCAACTTGGAGTATTTACCGAGGAGTTCAACAGACGCTGGTATCAAGAAATTACTGGAGAAAGGGTTGTTAATATAAATAGTGTTTGGACACACCCTGAATATGATTATATTTATGGTAGTCTAGATGGTGTTGCAAAAGGCAAAGTCTTTGAAGCTAAACATACAAATGCATTTAGTAAAAAAGATAAATTAATTGAAAGATACTATGCCCAGGTGCAGCATTATATGATGGTCACAGGTTTTTCTAAAGCTGTGTTATCTGTACTTTATGGTAATCATAACTATGAAGTATATACAATAGAAAGGGATAAGCCTTTTCTACAAAAACTAGAAATAGCGTGTCACTTATTTTGGTTTCATGTAATGAATAATATTACACCACCAGAATACATTGACTTTGATCTAATGGGGAAAATAAAAAATGAACATGACATCGCGTTACACTTTGGAGAAGAAATATCCACTGACAGCTGGTTGGAAGGAAAGCTCAACTAGTAAAGAAGCAGCAAGAAAAATTGATTCACGATCAACTAACTTGCGAACAGAATGTTTAAATGTAGTAAAACGAAAAGGTAATTATGGAGCTACACCTGAAGAAGTAGCAGAAATATTATCAGAAAGTATACTATCAATTAGACCAAGATTTACTGAACTAAAATTACTAGAATATATTATTGATTCTGGTGATAGAAGAAAAAATAGTTTCGGTAGTAACACCAAAGTATGGAGGTACAATGACGAAAGATAATAGAAATGTATGGGATAGTTTAAAAGAAACTGATCCTAGATTTACCAAACGCATTAACAAAGGTTTTGGTGAAATAACTACTATTGATCCACAATGGCAGATTATGAAAGTAACAGAACAGTTTGGCCCAGTAGGTACTGGCTGGACATACCGAGTAGATTATAGCTATCATGGTATGGATAATAGTCAAACTGCTGTTGTAGCTGCAGAAGTATCTGTTGCAACAAACAAAAACAAAGAAGGCTTTTGGGATTTTTATGGGCCTATTTGTTCGCCACTTAAAATGTATAGAAAGACTGGTGCATTAGATGACGAAGCACCAAAGAAAGCAATGACTGATGCATTAACAAAAGCGTTTAGTCACTTAGGACTTTGCTCTGATATATTCATGGGTAAATTTGATGATTCTAAATATGTTAAAAATTTAGAAGAAAAATACTCAGGAAAAGTAGATCCAAGTAAAGTTACTAAGACAGTATAGTCGCCCACAGCTAGGGGTACGGTGTGTAGGTTAGCTGTTGGGCAATGTTCTCCATGCCTACACACATAAACAATTAAGAGAGGTAAATAATGATTAATATTAACTTTACAGAAGAACAAGCCAAATATTTATCTAATTATTTTGAAAATATGAAAGATAAAAATAAATTACAATACGAAATTTACGCCAAAATTCACGATAATTTTATTAATTATGAATTTAATAAATGGAAAAACAAAAAGGAAAAAAAATGACGTTAAATGAATTATTACACAGCTTAGTGTTACAAGGACATAAGATCCCTGAAAATTTACACCCACCATTACAAGCTGAATATTATTCTAAATCTAAAAAAGAATATAAAGCAGTTGGTGAAATGGATTTGTATCATTTTATAAATGCGTTTATACAAAACGTAGATAGTAATGAACAAACCCAAGACAAAACAGATTTATCTGCTACAATGAGTAAAGCAGATATACATTATGAGTTACTTAGAATTAAGAACTCAGTAGATACTTTAATTGGAGGTCTAAATGATTAATAAAGTAATATTACTAGGTCGTGTTGGTAGCGATCCAGAAGTAAAAATTTCTACCAGAGAAGAAAAGTTTGCTGGTTTCTCTCTAGCTACTTCAGAAAGATTTAAAAATAAATCTGGTGAGTGGCAAGAAAAAACACAATGGCATAGAGTTGTATGTTGGGATCCTAACATTGCTAAGACTATTGAAACATATGTTAAGAAAGGCACTACTCTATACATTGAAGGTCAAATAGAAACTAGACAGTATGATCAAAATGGTGAAACTAAATACACCACAGAAATTATTATACCTAGATTCAAAGGTATTCTAAAAATGATTGGGGGCAAAGATGGCTCAAGTTCTAAAGTTCAATCGCAAACAAACGCTAGAACAGAAGATCCAGCAGAAGATATCCCATTCTAATTTTTATGAATGTGCTGACTGTGATAAAAAATATTTACAAGATAATCTAATAGCATACATACCTACTAATCAGAATAGAGCTGATAGTTGTGATTGGTATTGTATTAGATGTTATAATATAAGATTTAATGACTAGACATGCTAAGGGTATTCCTTTCACTTAGTGATGTAATGCCATAGGTTGTTTTATAATTTTTCAGTTATCCTATACAATTACATTGTGGTTATTAAAATTAGGGGGTAATGTGACTGAACGCACATAAACCCCCTTTTTTTCATCAATGGGAGGAAGATGAAACTCTCCTGTATGATTCTATCTAAACTGTATAATTAGCCTCTGTATGCTCAAATATGAGCTACTTTTTAACTAAACTCCCACCAAAATACAGTCCAATGATCGCTGACATCAAATGTGTGTCTAATGGAGTAATAATTAGACCATTAAATGTCTTATCCATTACGATCTCTTTCTTTTCAATTAAAAATAAAAACCCTCTAGTAAATTCTGTCCAAGTTAAAACAACAGTAGTATCAAAAAATACTGGTGCTAACTTCGGCCAAGCAATAATAAAGAACACAGCAGTCAATGCAATGATCCTTCTTGTAAACTGAAAGCCTTTATTCTCATAAGATCTAGCTTTATCAATGTATGACATCTGAGCATCAGCTCTAGCCAATAACATTTTTTGCTGGTCTTGTTTTGCTTTAATAGATTGTGACCATATAGACATCACACCACCAAGAACAGAACTTCCTAGCATAGTAATCATTTCTACTGGCAATCCACCTAACATTTATGCAGCCCAACCAACTATAATAAGAACAATAATAATTGCTAATACAGCTGCTACAATCTTTCCTCTTTTACTTAAAGAGTATAAGTTTATTTTATTCCAAATATTTTTAATCATATTCTCTCTCCAATCTATCCATAGAAATAAAATTTACTTCTTGGATATGGTTATCCCAAATGCCTAACTCAGTAATACACCAAGACCAACCATTCATATTTAACTTAGCATATTCTTCTATATGACCATGAGGTAAAGAGCAACCGACATTTACGATCCTTACCCAGTTGTCGTACCCTATTTTAATAGCTTTCCAATCTCTAGCTTTATGGGTATGACCAAATACTAAGTCATGTATACTGTCATTTCCTATTTGTACTTCACCATTTTTACCACCATATTCTTTACCCATAATATTTAATGGTGCATGAACAAACCCTACACCAGCTATAAATTTAAACTCTCCATATTCTGTAACAGACCAACCATATTCTTTAAAACTAGAATATAATTGATGTTTCATCATACCTTGTATCTCTGGTATATTTTCTTCAAACCTATGTATGCGCAGCTCATGATTCCCCATACAAAAATGCCTGGGGTAATCAACCACATACTTATCTAAAATTTTTAATGCAGATTTCATAGAAGCTATATCAACCATAAAAGCATCTTTTAACTTACCTTGCTGCGTACTATTCTTTTGAAAAAAACTAAGAGAATCTAGACTAGCAAAATCTCCTATATGAACAATATAATCTGGTTTTGATTTACGAATGTGCTTACCAATCCAATGAAACCTATTCTGAGGTATATGTGGACTGTCATGAGTATCACCAATGACAAGGACTTTATGCCCTTTGAATTTCATTTAACCGTTATAATTGAATAATTTGAGAGTTGTAAAGATAATAATAATAATAGATCCAATCCAAGCAACAGCTTTTAATGCTCCTCGACCAGTAGACATTTCTTGTTTTAATTCATTAATCTCTTTTTTATTTTCTTTAATATCGTTTTTTATTTCTTCCAAAGTATCTTGAATTAATTTGTATTGTATATCTTCAGGCATTAGTATTACTCCAATCTGAAGAACATCTAAATACAATAGTTGTTTTTCTTTCTTTTAGATCATAGTCCATATAATCTACAATATTATCTAAAGCAAAATTACATTCATTAGAATCATTAAATAATACAGGTACATCTGATTTAAAACATAGAGTTTGATCTAATGTTCCTATGTTTAAAAAACATATAACTGCAAATATTTTAAACATTACTCTCTGTAATCTCCATCAATCTCAAGTCTTATACTTTTGATTTTATATTTTAGTTCTAGTAATTCTTGTTTAAGTTGAATAACGTTTTGATTTTGTTGTACTGTAACAACATCATCTTTGAGTAATTCAAACTCATTATAAAGTTTACCCACAAAAAAAACATTCCCAATAAGAGTACCAAGCAAACCCATTAGGATAACAATATTTTTTATATTTAATTCTACTTGAGCCACTAAGCACCACAGCTCTCACATTCATCAGGACACTTACAATCTGCTTTTGTTGTTGCTCCACAATCAGGACAAGGATTAATCATAGCTTATCCATCTCCTCTTTTACTTTTGTCCATGTAATTTCTGAATGAGGACAAGTATTAGTTGTAATAGAAAATCCATTTTCATCTACACCTATACTCCAATTTATTTTTTTAAAATCTTCTTCGGTTTCTATTTCTCCAACAAAAGATAATTCTGTTTCTGGTCTAATATTTCTAACTGCTACAAAAAATTTATGACTCATGCGGCTATCTCCCATAAAGTAAATTGTGATGGAAAAGTGGCATTTTGAAAATCAACTGCTTGATTACCACTTTGTACCTTTGCAAAAACTGTATAAGTAATTGCTGATGTTGTATTGTGAGTTGTGTCTAAAAATTGAAATGGACTATGTTGAGCTATTTGTGTTGTGTTAGCATTTGCATAAAAATAAGTTGAGTATGCTTGACCAGTACCACCTTTTTCTTCAAATATTCTACCTGTTGCTCCACCTGTTCTTTCAACATTACAAGCATAACCCCACTCATAAGAACTCGTAAGACCATTACCTCTAGCTTGTAATTTAAACATACCAAATATTTTTGAATTAGTTGCACTAGGAGTAATCGCACAACTTAAACCAGTTGTTACATAACCTTGGTCTGAGGTAGAAACAGAAGTATTATAATTAGTGTGTTGAATTTGTAATAATTTTCCCCCACTAAAGTTGGCATTAGGCAAAGTACCTGTAACTCCTTGTGCTAAATTTAAAAATGTCTGTGCCATTATGGTTTACTCCAAATTGAATGTGTTAAGTTTCCTTGCTCATCACGAGCCAAGAGTAAATCGTATTGTTCTTCCGTGCTAAAATCTTGTGGAATATCTCTTAAAGATTGTCGCCAAGTTTTTATATTGTCTGGCATTGTTACATCAGAGTTAGCAAGGTAATCAGTTTCCATTAGTTTTTGTAATCTGATTTGTTTAATAACAATTAATTTTCTATCTTTTAAACTAGGTGCAGATGCTCTTTCAGAATTAATACTTGCTTCTTCTTCTGTTGTTGCATCTCTTAATTTTCCATTTTCCCAAATTGTATGTGTCATTATTTTGTTACTCCATAAACCGATATTTTAACAGAAGCTATATTTCCACTTCCCCCAAAAAATTTTAAACCTGTTGGGTTTGTTCCTCCTACAGTATCTTGACAAATTCCTCCTAAATATACTGAGTGATTTCTAGTAGAGCCATCAGGATAATTTGCTGTTCCATTATATGTTCCAGCACAACCACCACTATTATTTTTATCTAAATTAAACCACAAGGTAGAGTTAAATGCACCATTTCCAGTATTACTGTCTATTGAGTCTGCTATAACAAATTTACTTTGATTATCCCCTGTGTTACTTGTTGCACTTCCATCTTGGTCAAAATATCTAGACGAATAATCATAAATACTACCATTTACTTCTGTTGATGTGCCAGTTAAAAATCTCATTCTTAAATCGTCTCCATCTGTAGCAGGAAGTAATCTATATATAAGAACTAAATAAGTATCATATGTTGTACTAAAACAATTTGTTACATTAACAATAGAAGTTGAACTTGTTACATTTTCTGTTTTTATTAAATTAAAACTACCACTAGGTAAATATTGTTTCTCTACATATTTAAGATTACCACTATCACTTGCATCGGACACCAAAAACTTATCGGTATCTGCTAGTGAAGTAATCGCTGTTTGACCTGTGATTGCTGTATTATCTAAATGTTCATCAGAAATACTATCGTCTGCTATCTTACTTCCATTAACACTATCTGCACCAAGTTTAGCTGTCGTTATGGAACTATCGGAAACTGTTGTTAGTAGTCCAACCCCATAATGTCTAATACCATTACATACTGAACTACCACTAGGAGTAAAATCAAACGTCACAGTAGAGCCACTAACAGTATAGTTGCCAGATTGAATAACACCATCAATTTGAATTTGTAATGCGTCTGCACTTACTGGTACAAAAGCTACTGAGTTTTGTGTTAGGTTAAATGTTGCGTCACTTCCATTGAAAGATAAATTATCTAAAGTTGATATGTTATCTATTTGGTCAATACCACGTCCAATGTACATTAATCAGCCTCCTG